AGTTCTAGTTATACTAGAGATATTGATTATGTTGAAGTAGGTTTTTCACCTCAAAATGAAATAAATGAAGATATAAATTCACAAATTGGATATTTTAATATTGGGGAATTGATTGGTGATCCAAGATTTCAATCATCATCTTTAAATACTTATCCTGATTTAGATGCTTTAAGTTATTCATATTTTGAAAAGTATGAATCGAATTATGATTGGAATGATTATATAAGACTAATTGAATTTTTTGATAATTCTTTATTTAAAATGTTAGTTGACTGGACTCCAGCAAGAACATCTTTAGCAGCAGGAATTATAATTAAAAATACTTTACTTGATAGAAATAGATATAGAACACCTCAAGCATCAACCACTGCTTCTTTAGCAATGATAGGTAGTGGTTCTACAAATATTCCGTATGTAGTTGAAGATCAAACTATTACTGGTTCTATTGAAATTGGAACAATAGAAGGAGGAAATGGTGGTTCAATGCCTGATTTGCTAGGTCAAACAGCTTCATTATTTACATACCCAGGAGCAGTTAACATAGATCAAGTATGGTATGGTTCAACTCCTTCATTAAGTGGTTCTGTTCCTTTTACAGAATCAGCCCAATTAGAATTTTATAATGGTCAATTAAGTGGTTCAAATTTAGTAGTAACTAATGGAGATTTAAGTGATTATACAGTTATTACACCTGTTGTATATACAACAAGTTCTTTTAGTGCAGCTTACACTTACCCAGCCTTTTTCTATTCATTTCCCTTATCAGATAGTTGGCTTAGAGTTACAGGTTCTTCAAATACTATTAGTTATGATTTTAAATTTGAAAAAACATATTATTTAAGTTTTACAGCTACAGTATCAAACTCTGTACCTACTGAAGGTATTAATATGGTTATAGTTAATTCTGATTTATCATTTGCTAATGGAGTCACTTCAGGTTCTATTTCTCAACAAATTACTCAAGGAGCTATTAATTTAAAAACAGGAGTTAATGTAATTCAAGATTATGAGGTAACAGGATTATTACCTAAAATATATTTCTTAAATATCAATGGTACTTTTGCTGTAACTCCACCAAACAACCCTATTACAATTACTAATTTTACAGTAAAAGAATCAACACTATCTGATCCTAATGGATTTGTTGTAGAAAATGATGTTGAAATTTCACGTCCAAGTTCTAAATATATGGATGTTGATTTTACATCTAATGCTATTACAGCCGTAAATGAACAATCTATTTTAAGTGGAAGTGCCACTCCAGCAACAGTACCTGATTCTTATTATACAACTGCTAGAATTATTAATCCAAGATATACAGGATGTGAAACTATTTCACCAACAGGTTCTGTTTATGAAGGATTTGTTAATCAACCTATGGTTAGTGGAAGTTCTATAGGAGCAGTAGCTAACGTTGAACAATATTGTGATTGGTTTGCTTACTTTACTAGTATTACTAGTGGTTCAGTATCATATGAAGGATTAGGCTCTACTTTAGTAGCAGATTTAGGTTACATAGTTAATATTACTACTTTAATAGATATTAATGGTAATACAATTGATTTATCTCCAACTAATAATATTCCTTTATCAGGTAGTACGATTCCTAATCCATTAACAAGTAATATACCTTTAGTTAATTCAATTTTTCCTTATAGTTTTTATGGTATTAGTTTTGGAGCATCAGGAAGTGGTTACTTCCCCGGAATACCTGTTGAAATAAGACAGTATGTAACTTCTGGAAGTAAAAACCCATTTTCAGGTAGTTTTGGAACATACAATGTATGGTTTTCAGGTATTCAATCTTCATATAGTGGTTCTATTATTGATTATATTCAAGGAACTTATAATGAAACTATTGTAACTCTTAATCCTTATTATCCATCAGTACCTAAAGCCTCTCCTGTTACTGAGATACCTGGATTACTTGTTCCTCAAAACTTTAATCCAAAATATAAAAATAATTTGCTAAAAATTGCTCAAGACGCAGGATTCTTAAAAAATGTTTAATAAAAACACTAAATCTATATATTTATAATAAAATACAAAAATGGGATATTTAAATAATACCGTAGTAACAGTAGACGCTATTTTAACAGATGTTGGACGCCAATTATTAGCCCAACAAAATAATCAGTTTCGAATTACTCAATTCGCTTTAGCTGATGATGAAATTGATTATACTCTATACAATCCAAACCATCCATCAGGTTCTGCATATTATGGTCAAGCAATTGAAAATATGCCTTTGTTAGAGGCATTTCCTCAAGCTACTCAAACCATGAAATATAAATTGGTAACTTTACCTCGTGGTACAGCAAAATTACCTATTTTGGATATTGGATATTCTACTATTATCCTAAAACAAGGAGCTTCATTAGCAATTACTCCTCAAACATTAAATTATTTAGGAGGTAATACTTATGAAACAGCAGGCTACACAGCTACTATTTCTGATATTAGATTATTTAATACTTTCCAAGGTGTTGGTATTAATACTCCTGATGTAACAGCTTTAAATTTAGCAAACCAAACAACAACTATTGGTACATCAGTATCAAGAACTGTAGTTGGTACTACTATTAATATGACTGCAACCACAGTTAACACATTATTTGGTTCACAAACTCAATTACAAGCTACCTTAACTATTGAAGGTAGAGATAGTGGTGCTCGTTTAACAATTCCTGTAACCGTAACTAAAGTTTAATAAAATATAAAACATGTCTTTTGAAAGATTCACACCGGATGATTTTGTAGTAAGTTCAGATGCTATCTCAGCAACAGCTTGGACTACAGGAAATCCAACATTAACTGCCTTTTATACATCTTCTGCTCAAGTAGCTGGAAGTTCGGGAGATTATTATATAAATGTATATGATACTGCTACTACTTCTTCTATTCAGTTTGCTATTGCTTATGGTAATGCTGCTGGTAGTGGTAGTCAGGATTATAATCTTCAAGTTGATGGATATTCACCAACTTCTACTATTTTTGGTCAATGGCAAGATTTAGTAATTGGTGATGAAAACACTAATTTTACTTTTGGTGGAATTACCTCTTCACAATTCTTTGCTTTAACTTTAGAAAGACAATGTTATAAAGAATCTCTTTTCTTAGGTTCATTAACTTTAAAATTATCAGGATCTGGAGGAATTATTTCTTTAACTGATAATAGTAATTATGTAACATCTGTTCAATACACAGGTGGCGGAACTCGAGTATTCCAATTAATTACGGGTTCAACAGGAACAATATCTCCAGGAGCATTAAATACTAATGGTTATTCATCAACCTCAGGTTCTTATGGATGGTTATTACCTGATTTAGGAACTATTATTTTAAACCCATTAGCATTAGCTCAACCTGCTATTAGTGGTGGTATTGCTTTTACTTATAGTGGCTCAGTAACTGGTTCAACACAACCTCTTACAAGTTCTAATGTATTTTTACTTAATGCTATGTCAGCAGCAGGTGCTTCTTATTTTCAAATTAATTCACAAGAAACAATTACTTCTGATTATGTGTTTGTAAGACCTAGAACTTCTCAATTTAATTATTCTGAAAATCCAAGTTTTATTTCTGGTTCAACAGGTGAAGTATTATATAGTTCATTTATTAACAATCCACAAACATATATTACAACAATTGGATTATATAATGATACTAACCAATTATTAGCAGTAGCTAAATTGTCAAGACCATTACCTAAAAACTTTACAAAAGAAGCATTAGTTAGAGTTAAACTAGATTTCTAAAATGAATGGGTGCCTACAAACAATTTCTAGCTTCAGATATAGTTGTTACTCCGTTAACTTTAAATAAATCCTTTTATTTTGAGGGAGCAGCAGCTTTGACTGCTTCTAACGTAGGTATTGATAGATATTTAGGTTTAAGTACTAGTTCTTTATTTAATCCTTTAACAGATCCTACAACCGGACAAATTTCTCCTCAATACCAAAGACTAGTCTATAGTTCTATTAAAGAATTATATTATTCAAATTACTTAAATAATACAGCTAGTTTAGGTTCTCCTGTTACAACAGCTAGTCTAATACCAGGTTCAGATCCTTCAGGAGATGTTTTAGTAGGACCAACATCTTCAGCAGGTAGATATTGGAATTACCCCCAAACTACTTTAACTTTTGAACATTATTTTCCTACCTCTTCAGATTCTTATATTGGAGTAATATCAATTCCTGTAGGACTATTTGGAGAATATATCCAACCAGGTTCTTTTAGATGGACAGCAGATAGTGGTTCAATATATGATGATGGGCAGGGTAATTTAATTTATGATACAACAGATGAAATATGTGGACAAATATTTTATCCTCATGGTATTGCTATTATTACAAGTGATTCACAACCACAAGGAGATGTATATGGGGTAGCTATATACAGTTCTTCTTTTTATGGCTTAACAGATGCTGCTGTAGTACAAAACTTTGTAACATCATCTAATGTAACTTGTTCTTTTTCTTCATCTCTTACTATTTATGAAACCCAATATAAATGTACAGCAGGAGAAAATGAATTTAATTTTAGTCTAAACCCAACAATACTTTCAGGTTCAAATAATGATACTTTATATGGTTTTGCTACTGGTTCTTATTTTCAACCATATGCAACAACAGTAGGGTTATATAATGAACAACAACAATTATTAGCAGTAGGAAAATTATCACAACCTTTACCATTATCCCCAACAACAGACACAACAATTTTAGTAAATATAGATAGATAATATGTGGTTATACAACGAAAAAGTTATAGAAAATATCGAGGATTTTCCTCAAGACACCTTTGGTTTTATTTACATAGTAACTCATAAACCAAGTGGAGTTTCTTACATTGGTAAAAAAGTATTATATTACAATGTAAAGAAAAAATTAACAAAAAAGGAACTAGCAGAACAAACAGGACCAGGCAGGAAGTCAGCCACAAAGGTGGTAGTAAAAGAATCGGACTGGAAAACTTATTATGGTTCTGCTAAACCAATTTTAGAACTCATAAAAGGAGGTAAACAAGAGGAATTTACCCGTGAAATTTTACAATTGGTTCCTAATAAAAAACTTTTAACTTACTATGAATGTAAGTTTTTATTCAAATATGGAGTATTAGAACAACCTAATTATTATTTTAATGATAATATTTTAGGTAAATTCTTTACTAAAGATTTTGCTTAATTTGGTAATTTAAACCCTTGTTTATATATTAAGGTTATGCTTAATCAACCTTTGATAGCATTAGCGAATTCAGTTTTAGGAACAGGAAAACAAACAGCAAGAGGTAATTTTGCTTATCATTGCCCGTTTTGTAACCACCATAAACCTAAATTAGAAATTAATTTTACTGAAAATAAAAAAGGAGAAAATCCTTGGCATTGTTGGGTTTGTGATAAAAGAGGTAAAAGATTAGCTCAAATATTTAAGCAAATTAGTGCATCTCCAAAAGCAATGGAGGAACTAAGAGCACTTGTTAAAACCGAAACAGCAGAAAAAGAAGTAGTTATATCCGAGGCTGTAAATTTACCTAAAGAATTAAAAACATTTAAAAACATTTCTCAAAATAATATTATAGGAAGACATGCTTTAGCATATTTAAAATCTAGAAATATTACAGAGGAAGATATTTTAAAATACAATATTGGTTACTGCGAATCAGGACCGTATAAAAATATGGTTATTATTCCCTCATATGATGGTGAAGGTAGATTAAATTATTTTACAGGTCGTTCGTTTGAAAAGGATGTTAAAATAAAATATAAAAATCCATCTGTATCTCGCGACATCATACCATTTGAGTTATTTATAAATTGGGATATACCGTTTATATTATGCGAAGGACCATTTGATGCAATAGCCATCAAAAGGAATGTAATTCCGTTATTAGGCAAAAATATACAATCAAAACTAATGAAGAAGATAGTAATGTCTTCTGTTGATAAAATATATATAGCACTTGATAAAGATGCTCAAAAACAAGCTTTATCATTTTGCGAACAATTACTGAACGAGGGGAAAGAAGTGTATCTTGTTGATATGCAAGATAAAGACCCAAGCGAAATGGGTTTTGAAAATTTTATTAATCTAATTACAGAAACCTATCCCTTAACATTCTCAGGTTTACTTGAGAAAAAACTATTTTTATGACAAAAATAAAAAAATCTTACAATAGAATTTTAGAAGTATCAGACGATGCTAAACAAATAACATTACCCGACTCTCGTTATTACAGACGAAACGGAGAATATTATCCATCAATTACCTATGTTTTAGGTTATTATCCTAAAGGTAAATTTTTTGAGGACTGGCTTAAAAAAGTAGGTTACTCTGCTGAACATATTGTTAAAAAAGCAGGTGAAGAAGGAACTCAAGTTCATGAAATGATTGAAGAATACCTTGAAGGTAAAGAAATGAATTTTATGAATCAATATGGTAATCCTCAATACAGTCCTGATGTATGGCAAATGTTTTTACGTTTTGTAGACTTTTGGGAAACTTATAATCCAAAATTAATTGAGGCCGAAGTTCATTTATTTTCAGATGAATTGAAGGTAGCAGGTACTTGTGATTTGATTGTAGAAATTGAAGATAAACTTTGGTTGATTGACTTTAAAACATCTAATCACATCCAACCTACTTACGAATTACAGACTGCTGTTTATGGAAAGTGTTATGAGGAATGTTTTGGTAAAAAAGTAGACAATTATGGTATTCTTTGGTTAAAATCATCTAAACGTAAAACCAACAAAGAAAAAATGCAAGGTAAAGGATGGGAAATGGTTTTGTCTACTAGAACACACGAGGAAAATATCGATATCTTTAAAACAGTAAAACGTTTATTTGATTTAGAAAATCCTACTCATGCTCCTATCTTCACTGAGTTTAAAACTACAGTAAAAAGAATTTTGTAATATTTATGACAAATACTTTCCATGATTGGACTGATCTCTTTATTAAAAGAAATAGAAGGAACACCTAAAGCCATTTTTATGGCAGGTCCAGCAGGATCAGGAAAATCCTATATATCTTCTAAACTAGTCCCTTCAGATTTTACAACCATAAATGTAGATGATACTTATGAGGAATTACTTAAATCCTCAGGTATTGGAATGAAATTAGCTCAAATGTCACCTGATGAATTAAAAAAAGCAGGTGAATTAATGGGTCAAGCTAGAAAAACAACTGATACAAAGTATCAAGATGCTCTTAAAAATGCTAAAAACCTTGTAATTGATAGTGTAGGAGGTTCTTCTAAAACACTACTTAAGAAAAAACAACAATTAGAAGACTTAGGTTATACCACATTCATGATAATGACTTATGTATCGCCTATTACCTCACTAGAGCGTAATATGAAGCGAGACAGATCATTGTTACCAAGCATCGTACTCCGTTCTTGGCGCGATGTAAACAAAAATATAGACACATATAAACAAGCTTTTGGAGGTGATTTTACATTAGTAAACTTAGATCCTGATGATGCTAATAAAAATTTTGATGAAGAATTTATATATCAAACTTTTATTAAACCTTT